AACACTAAATTTATACCTACGAAAAAACTTTTCTACGGATACTGAATTTAATAAATCAACTTCTCCGCGTGTTATAGGAATCCATTTATTATGTTCTAAAAAATATCTTCCAAGGAATCCGTTACATCCTAAAACACCGACTTTCATTTACTTATAATAAGTAAATATCTTTAAATACTTAAAAATAAAAATTGTTATATTTACATATGGAAAGATTATTAGAACTCACATTAAATAATAATTTAGGTCATTTAAGTAGCACTTTAACAACTTTACCTATTCTTGAATATATATTTGAAAATAACAATTTAGAAGATTATGTAATATTGTCAAATGGTCACGCGGGATTAGCACTTTATACTATTTTAGAAAAGATATATGGCCATGATGCTCAAAAAATGTATGAAGATTTTGGAATTCATCCGTATAGGGACGTAAAAAGACACGTTTATGCGAGTACGGGTTCATTAGGTTCAGGTATATTATTAGCAACAGGTATGGCATTAGGAAATAAGAATAAACAAATTCATTGTATAATATCTGATGGAGAATCACACGAAGGTAGTGTTTGGGAGGCATTGAGTTTTATAAACAGAAACAATATACAAAATATAAACGTTTATGTTAACATGAATGGGTATTGTGCGTATGATACTATAGATCAAGAATATTTAAAAACACGTCTTAAATCATTTTTACCACGTATAAAAATTTTTAAAACAAAAGTTCCAGATTATAGTAAAATAGAAGGTCTGAAAGGTCATTATCACGTAATATCAAAAGAGGATAAAGATAACATTACAAATTTATTAAATGAAACGCAGGGAATTTGTGAGCTTATTAATTAATGAAATGAATAAAAATGAAAAAATATTTTTATTAACAGGTGATTTAGGTTTTGGTTTATTTGATGATATCAAGAAAGATTTTCCAAATAGGTTTATAAATGTAGGTTCTTGTGAACAATTAATGTTAGGATTAGCTGTAGGTCTTTCTTATGAAGGTTGGATACCATTATGTTATTCTATAACACCTTTTCTATTATACAGACCTTTTGAATTTATAAGAAATTACTTGAATCACGAACTAGCTAATGTAAAATTAGTAGGTGGAGGTAGAAATAAAGATTATAAAACCCTAGGATTTTCCCATTGGGCAGAGGATGACGTCAAAATTATATCATCTTTAGATAATATAAAAATTTATAAACCAGAAAAAATGTCTTCCGAAATTTTTAAAGAATTTATGTATAATAATAAACCATCTTATATCAATTTAATACGATAGTTTTACTTAAAGAATATATAACTCTAATTTATAATGCATAAAAAAATCTGGTATGCCCCTAATAAATTCGAGTCGTATGGCGAAGAAGAAATAAAAGCCGTAGAAGAGTGTCTCAGAGACGGCTGGTTAGCCGGGTTTGGTAAACGAACAGAAGAGTTTGAAAAGAGAACATCGCTACTCTTCGGTAAAAAAATGGGTCTTTTCGTAAACTCAGGTAGTAGTGCTATTTTACTCGCACTCGCCGCACTCGATCTCCCAAAAGGATCGGAGGTCGTTACACCTGCGTGTGGATTCGCAACTACGGTCGCACCTATTTTACAACTCGGTCTCGTACCAAAATTTTGCGACGTTGAATTAACAACGTATGTTCCGGCACCTTGGCATGTAGTATCTGCGGTAACACATAGAACTAAGTGTATACTCATACCAAATCTCATAGGTAACGTACCCGATTGGGAAGGTATACGTAGAGTGTGTCCGGGTATTACACTCATAGAAGATTCTGCCGATACAATAACACAAAACAAGTGTACACATATAAGTACAACAAGTTTCTACGCGAGTCATGTTATTACCGCAGGCGGTATCGGTGGTATGGTCATGTTCAATAACGTAGAACAGTATAAACGCGCACTCATGTTCAGAGATTGGGGACGTATAGGTGATAACGTAGAAGAACCTTCAGAAAGGTTTAACCACTCAGTCGATGGTATTCCATACGATTGGAAGTTTCTATACGGAGTCGCAGGGTATCATTTAAAAGCGTGTGAAATGAATGCCGCATTCGGACTCGTACAACTCGATAAACTCGAAGGTTTCTTAAAAATCAGGCGACAAGTAATAGAAAGGTACATTGAAAACCTAAAGGACTGTTCGTATTATACACTTCCAGACGATACCAAAACACCAAATTGGCTCGCTATACCTTTACAATGTAATGATCGTCTCGGTGTTGTAAAATACTTAGAAGAAAACGATGTTCAAACGCGCGTAACATTTGCGGGTAATATAACCAGGCACCCAGCATTCAGGGAATTCAAACAGGATTTTGAAAATGCAGATACAATTATGAAAAACGGTTTCCTATTAGGTGCTCATCACGGCATGACACTCGACGATGTAGATCGCGTGTGTAATTTACTTAAAAATTTTGCCAAGGGTAAATAAATGACAAATGTTCTTGTCACTGGTGGTTGTGGATTCATCGCATCAAATTTCCTAAACATTATGAAAGAACGGTACCCCGAAATCAAATTTGTAAACTTAGATAAACTCGATTATTGTTCGAACACGTTTAATGTAAAACCAGGCGTTTCAACATTCGTTAAAGGTGATATACGCGACGAGGATCTCGTTGGGTATCTCATAAAACAATACGATTTCGATGTTGTTTTTCATTTCGCTGCGATGAGCCATGTAGATAATTCATTTACTGATCCGAAAAAATTTACATTAAATAATACGTACGGCACGCACGTTCTTTTAGATAAGTTTAGAGAACTCAAACCAAACGTTGAATTTATCCATTTTAGTACGGACGAAGTTTATGGAGAATCCATAACCGACGTACCTTTTAGTGAAAATACAGGTGTTTTAAAACCAACAAACCCATACGCAGCATCTAAAGCCGCCGCAGAAATGATAGTTCAGTCGTACATAGACTCGTATAAAATGAATATCAAAACAATACGGTGTAATAATGTATACGGCCCGAACCAGTACCCAGAAAAACTTATACCAAAATTCAAAAAAGCGTTACGTAACGGGGCTATGTGTACGATTCACGGTACAAAAAGTTCCAAAATAAAACGTGCTTTCATGCACGTAGAAGATGTTATAGATGCGGTAGAAATCGTTTGGAAAAACGGAAAACACGGTGAAATATATAACATCGCATCAGATGATGAAATATCCGTATTGGACGTTACAAAACTCTTAATTAAAGCAAATAAAAATACCGAAGTATACAGTGATTGGATAACGTACGTAAACGATCGTCCATTTAACGATTGTCGATATTACATATCGTCCGATAAACTAAAATCAATAGGGTGGTCACAAAAGAAAACGAGAGACGATCTTATTAATTTTCTAAGTCAATAGTATAAAATGGAATTACCAAACTGGTTAAAAATATCTCTCGTAGTCTCGTATGTTCTAATCGCATCGATAGGCATAAATACGTTTCAAAATTGCTCCGGTATACAGGACAGTCAAAAATGGAAAAATATTAAAATGTTTCTCAGTCACACTTTAACGATTGCGATCGTCGTACCAATCATATTATTATTGAAAGATACCGATTTTCTCAACGGGGATAAAATGTACATGTTATACGCTATATTAGGTTTCATCGCATCTGCTATGTCGTTAGGTATGGCAGACGATAGTAAGTGTAAAGAAAAGGGGTACACGGGGACTAGTGCGATTTTCCTTATAGGTTACCTTGCCATGATTGCATTTTTAATTTATAAACTGATAGACGGTATGGGTACTGGTACTGGTAATGGTAATGCTAAAGCCCCACTTCTCAATAATGGACCAAAATCTAATAACGTACAACCTTCACCAAATAATATCCGTAAGCAAATGAACGGTGGTAAAAACTCCATACCACCAAATTTGAGATAACTTTTCGTAATTTTAAAAAATAATACACATTAAATGGAACTACATGAGTCTATTCATTTAATGTTTATCCTCTTGGCCCACGTGATGCGTGGAGCAGGAACATTTAGTTTAGACGAAAAAATAAAAATGATTCAGTTTATCGGGTATATAATACAGAATACTAATATACCTCTATTAAACACCGGCAATAGCTGCGGCGACCAACCCTGTAAAACAAACCATAGCAACGCGCCCCGTATTAATTAACGCAAAAGTTTCAAAATCCTCTTCCGATAACTTACCAACCGCATTTGTCATTGTAGCTATAGCTATAAGAGAAGAACCAGCGCCCAATAAAGAAAGTGGTAAGTAATGTGTTTGTTCAATTACATTCAAACCAGTAAGTCCCCAATTACCACCGCCTAGAATTGTTCCGTACATCGCAGCTCTACCGTTAACCGCTTCGACGTATTTCCAATTAATACCCGTTTTATCTTGTTGCGCACGCGTGATAGTATTGACACGTCGTCTTTGTTTTGGTGCCACAATAGGAGTTTTTAAAGTAATAGATCTCATTTTATTCTTCTTTTTTAACTTTTCTTTCCTTTAATAGTCTTTTTAAAATGTATAATCCTAGAAATAAACCGGCTGTAGAATACATTACCGAAAAATTAGCACCTTTCCTATACTGGTATACTATCCATAGTGTACTGGCAAGAATACCCGCTAAAACGTACTCGAGACTATAATAAGATATATCTTCGGTATTTACAAGTTTGTTCGTAAGCATCATCATTTGTGCCAAACCTATTGTTATGGCAATGAAAGCGAGCTTATCGTCTGTGTTCATTATATTAATTAAAGAAATTATTTCATGTACTAGTATATAATAATGTCAGCTACACCAGAAAGAATTGTCGCAAACTATGATTCGACGTCTAAAAAGTCTAAACAAGTCGCGTCCGAAATGAAGAAAATAGTCGAGCGGTATAAGGGGAAACGCGTCACGAAAGAAAACGTGTGTGTGTTAGTATCTACACTCATGCTCCAAGCAAACAATCTCAAGACGATATCTGGTCCTGATAAAAAGGAACTCGTCCAAGATTTGATCTTTTCGATCATTGAACAAATCGATGAAGGTGATACGGATACGGAATTCGAAACACTTTTAAAAGCTATGGTTCCGGGAATGATTGATAGTTTTGCGCTCATGTTAAAAACAAGTGCGGGGTGTAAAAAAATGTTCAAGTGTTTGGGCGCATAAATAACATAAAGTTTTTGCGCGTATGTTAAATATTATAAATGAAATTCCCTGATCTAGAAACAATGGTTATGTATGGAATATATACGGTAAGAGATTTGGTTAAGTATTCACAAAACAAACTCGTTAAAAGAAATGTAAAAATACTAAACGAGTGTGAATATTGCGCCTTTGTATACCCAGGGCCAAGGTGTAATAATTGTAACGATATTAAAAATAATTCGCTCGTATAAACAAATGTCACATACCACCGTGATTACTTATACGACCAAATTAAATAGTAAATCAAAAAGCGATTCTACGTGTTGCGCAGAAAGACGACTCATACGACATTTGAAACATGATTTTTTAAAAAAAGGGTATAAAAATCATCAATTTTCGTCGTGGGTTAATAGGAAACATGGTGCTTTAGTGATATGTCGTGAAACCAGTTATGGTGACGGTATATCACTACCGTGTGTTTTATGTAGAAAAATGATAGAGAAATATAATTTTAAATGGATCGCCTACGACGGTGAACGGTGGGTACACTCGTGTAGATCCATTAATATCCCTAAATCACGTCCTACAAATAAACAAGTACGCGTTCTAGGTTTTAGTCTTGATGACTAACCCTAATACCGATTCTAAATTATTCTCGTTTCGTTTGAGTGGCTTTTCGCGTTTCAAACGTAGCGTTTCATTTTTACCCGTAGCACTTTTAATATCTTCTAGTTTTTTAGTACTCGGTGTTATTGGTACAGTTATTTCGGGTACGGGTATAGATTCTATTTCTTTAGGTTCTTCTTTATCTACGACATTATTCTCCCTAAACTGTTCTATTGTCATGTTACCACCAAAAACTTTGAGTTTTTCACGGTGTGGTGCTCGTTTTATAGTTCCTATCTTATTGAACAGTTTACGACGCATCATGACCATATTACCACATATTAGACCACCGCGATTACACCCGTACTTATCTATTGCGTACGTTTTTATACAACTCCACGAACAAAAGTGTCCAGCTGTATAAAATTTGTTACGACGTTCGTCGTGTTTATAAGGCATCTTTAAAGAATTACCTTCGAATGGGTGACAACACCACCAACACCATACACTCATATAAACATAACGTATGTTTTTTCTTTAAGTATTATTCATTTATCCTCGTCTACCACCTCCCCCTTTTTTTGACATTACCATTACAATTATTACAATTAACATCAAACACGATATACTCGATACAATACCTCCTCCACCACCACCAATCATCAAGTTTCTTTTCGTTTTCTTTTTATCTTCCTCTATAGTTTTTTTCAATTCTTCCACGGTACTGGTCGATTCACTCGATCCACTCGATCCACTCGATCCACTCGATCCACTCGATCCACTCGATCCACTCGATCCACTCGATCCACTCGATCCACTCGATCCACTCGTCA